CGACGGAACATCGTCGATTTTACTTGTCACGATTGCTCCTAAATAGTTCTTTGTACGATTGTAATATCCTATTGTTATAAGTATTTATTGTTTATTACTATGTTAAGCGGATGCAATTTTCTGATACATGCACCCTTGTGTCTCTTCAAACTCGTCGATGTTATAGAGCTCCTCTGGAGAATACTCTGACATTGACTCGTTGTCGTAAATTCGACCATTCTTGGAAAGAATCGTACCTGTAATTCCGATTCCGATAAGAACAATGTTCCAAACACCGTCTCTTCCAATCAAATCCATTATATGATAAACTGTATCTATATTATTGAATATTTGTTGTTTCTATAATATAGAAGCAGAAATCGACTAAATGACTACAAGTTTGTCATGAATTTTTCTGTTTGTGGCTGCTTCAAATTCGACTTTATCTTGCGTTCGTATATTAGTTTATGACATCTGGCACATGAACAGGTCTCAACAATATCAAAACGAAGCCTTGATGTGTAAGACTTCGAACTTTTATATTTGTACTTTGACTTTGCCGTATATTTGATTTCTAGTTCACTGTGTTTGCACCAAAGCGAAAGAAGTTTGAAGTATAGTTTCTTGAACATATAAATGTGTGGCTTGATTTGAATAATATACAAAGAAGGCGCCAGATAGTCTGACGCCATTCCTTCAACTTAAGTTTTATTAATCGTAGAATTGGTTACTTCTCCTGTGGATAGTGTTTATCCAAAAGCATTCTGAGCAGTTTTTGGCATTTTCCCCAGTCCATCTTATCAATGGAAAAAAGAAGACTTCTCGTTACTTCATCAAGGTTATTTGCTCTTACAAAATAATTGATTGCTTCTGTATGGATAGAAGAAGGTCTAATATTAGAATGTAAGTCAGCGCCTAAATCTGTGTAGTGCATTGCTTTTTCGATGTCTTGTTTGCCGTTTTTAAACGGAAAACGAAGAGCGTATTTTGCAATATTGCCCTGTACAAAATTCCAATCACATTCGGCGATCAATTCGATTGGCTGTTTCTTAAACTGGTGGTAATGATTACCTCCTATTTGAACTTCTAAACTTTGCATAATTTTGAAATTTTGTACTCCGAGCGGAAGTCGAACCCGCACGAACCTTTCGGTTCAAAGGATTTTAAGTCCTTAGCGTCTGACCTATTCCGCCATCAGAGCATTATGATACTTGAAAAACTCGAACTTTCGCCCGCAGCTTAGAGGGCTGTTACTATATCCAACTGAGCTAAAGGACAAAATAAGTAAGTACTGAGCAGCTTTCGTTGTGTTAAGAGAAGTGTATTACGCATCTGCGAATTGCATTCCGTTTTCTAACACTACCTTCAGCTTAGTGTATTCACTATGAAAATCAGATAAAAGTCTTTCCTTATACCTTTTTAACTCCCATTGAGCCATAGGAAGATCGTGTAGAAGACAATTACCACAGGTTTCTGGCGTTGTTGCAGGAACATCCTTGACAGTAAGTATCCAATCAATACAGTCAAGAACAAGATCTTTCATTTTCTCTGGCGTATAAACGCTGTCGTCTGATTGCTTCATAAGGCAATACATGCCCGTAAGACAGCCCATAGGTCCTACATAAACGACATCCTTTTTATATGGACAGTTGCGGAACCAAGTGGCCATCAAATGCTCTATTGTGTGAATTGCCGCCGGAGCAATTGCTGGCTCTTTATTAGGCTCAGTAATTCTGAGGTCAAATGTAATAAAACCTTCATCCTCGCGAGACACATAAATGCCTGGCTTGAGATTTGTATGATCTATTGTAAATGAGGATATGACTTCCATTGTTCTTTAATTTAAAGCGAAAGGAGTGAGATTCGAACTCACGGAACCTTTCAGTTCGGCGGTTTTCAAGACCGCTGTTTAAACCGCTCGCCCATCCTTCCATTAAGCGTGTATGAGGAGACTACCACCACGCCTGGGCCCATATTAATTTATGAATCGCTCCTAAACTTCTTCGAGTTAAACTGATCGGGTTGGTCTCACGGCCATCCGAGCGATTTGTTGCGGAGGCAGGACTCGAACCTGCGATTCCTTGGATATGAGCCAAGTGAGTTTCCAACTACTCCGCGATATGTGTGCCTGTAGTGAGGGTCTACTCATCCGGCACCCAGACTGACGTCTACATTTGGGTTCACTACAACCGATTCGCCTTATTCCCGCATTGCTGCTCGTG